CAGAAGCCAATAAGATTGTTAGAAAGAATTATACTTACTAGTAGTGATGTAAATGATACAATAGCAGATTTTTATATGGGGTCTGGCACTACTGGAGATGCCGCTATACGATTAGGAAGAAACTTTATCGGTTGTGACAACAATGCTAGAGCATGTCAGTTAGCTAGGGCTAGGATTGAAGGCTTGCTGTGATAAAATTTGTTCATTTTAGTGATGCACATCTGGGACTAGATAGCGTGGGCCCTATAGACGTAGCGACCAGGATTAACGGTCGTGTTCTCGATTATTTGGACTCATTTGATGCCATCATCGACTTTGCCGAATCGGAGCAAGTCGATGTTGCATTTTTTACAGGTGATTTATTTCATACTAACTCACCGGCGCCTCAGATATTGAATGAGGCAAGCAAGCGTTTAACAAGACTTGCTGCCATATGTCCTGTTGTCATGCTTGTAGGAAATCACGACATATCAAGAATGGACAAGCCTTCCTCAGTGGAAGTTTATAACACATTAAACGTTCCAAACATTCACATAGGTAATCAATATGAATTGCTAGACATCGAAACAAAATCAGGTCTCATAACTGTCGGGACACTGCCGTATCCTACCAGACAGATCCTTGGTGATGATATCCGCAATCGTCCTGTTGAAAAGACTAAAGAATTGATTAGGAAACGTATAGCCACTATAGTCAAAGACATGGTGGCTCATGCTAGTACTGATATACCAAATGTCCTATTAGGGCATTTCACTGTATCCAATGCTGTTATGGGTGCAGAGCACGGTATGAGTATGCATAGTGATGCAGATATAGCCTTGAAAGATTTGGTTGATCCTTGTTGGCAATATATTGGCCTTGGGCATGTGCACAAATTCCAGTCCCTGTTTGATAATCCTCCTGTGGTGTATGCCGGTAGTATAGAGAGAGTTACATTCGGAGAGGAAATGGAAGCCAAAGGATTCATTTATGGAACGATTGAAGGTACTGAGCCGGCAACATGGGAGTTTATTCAACTTGACAGTCGTCCTTATGTGACATTATCTAAGGTGATTATTGAAGGGGATCCAACCAAAAAAGTTCTGGCTGTGCTTGCTAAACGTGATGTGAAAGCTGCTGTAGTACGCATCATGATTAAGTTGCCGGCTGAACTGCGACACATGTTGGATGTGTCAGCTATCCAAGAGGCAGTCATGGCTGCCGGAGCATATTGTGTAGCCTCATGTCATATTGATGCCAGGCAAGAAACAGTTGAGCGTATCTCTTCTGAAACATTTCATCCTGGGATGACTCCAATGGAATTATTGAAGGTATACTTAAAGGAAGCAGTCAACAAGGACGATAATGAGATTGCAAGTTTAGTATCATATGCTGGACAGTTTATGAGTGATGATGCTTACGATGAAGTCATTTCTGCTAAAGAAGAACCTGAAAAGGTTAGTGGTTACAGACAAGTGAGGAGAAGGGAATGAGTGATGCAGATAAAATCTTAAAGGCTCTTAAAGCAAGGAAATTCGAAGTATCCTTTTTAAGCGATGACAATTCTCCTTGTACTGTGACTAAATGGATTTCTACTGGATGCATAGCTTTGGATGCTATTTGTGGAGGTGGGATTCCTACAGGTAGACTTGTAGAATTCTTTGGCGCTCCGAGTTCTGGAAAATCACTGATAGCTTCTCAAATTGCTGCTAATGCACAGAAGCAAGGTGCTGTCGTAGCATATGCGGACACCGAATCGTCGGTCAGTAAAGCCATGATGGTCAAACTAGGTGTCGATATTGATCAGTTAATTTATGATCAACCTGATAGTGTAGAACAAATATTCGATTTCTTTGATGGATGCGTAGATGTACGAAATAAAGTAAATGCAGAAACTCCATTATTGTTAATATGGGATAGTGTGGCAGCTACGTCATCTGAATCTGAAATGACTAATGACTATGGTAAAGCTACCATGGGAATTCATGCTCGCCTAATATCACAATCATTACGTAAATTTATTCGCATAATGTCAAAACAGCAAATAAGCATGTTATTTTTGAATCAGATAAGAGAGAATATAGGTGTTATGTATGGAGACAAATACACAACATTTGGAGGCCTTGCAATTCCATTTCATAGTAGTATTCGAGTCAGCTTAAAGTTGTCATCTAAGATAAAGATAGAGCATGGCAAATTAAAACAAATTGTAGGTATGAATACATTGGCGACCTGTGTAAAAAATAAAATTGCTGTGCCATTTGCCGAAGCAACATTGCCTATTCACTTTGGATCAGGTATTGACGATGCATTTTCCACATTGTATTATCTTGAAGACCATGAAATGGTTGATAACAATGTTGGACATTACACTATTATAATCGATGCCGAAGAGTACAAATTTACTAAGGCCACATGGCGAGAATTCTTTGATCCTAATCGTGAGTTGCTTAGAGACATAATTATGTCTTCTGTCGATAGTGATGCCAATTACGCATCTAAGACTGAAGATTCTGAGGTAGCAGATGAGTAGTATTGCATATTGCGTGGACTGTGGCAAACCTATATGTAGCATCAAATGCACACGATGTAAAGGTTGTGCAAATACACACAGAGCATCATTGAGAATCAAGTCTAAAACATATTGTATGGATTGCAGAACTACTATAAACAACGGACATATGCGTTGGAAACCGGCATGTACCAAACATTAGTAAGCAATGGTGTTGATTTAAGTCCATTGTTAAAAGAGGATTAATTAAATGCCTTACGATAATCTGATAATAGATATGAATCACCTTGCATCAAGAGTCAGGCATGTCTTCAGTCTGTCACACAATGGTATGGACATATCAGTCACATACGGAGTTATTAAGAATATTGAAAGTTTACTTAAGAAATTCCATCCAAAGTCGGTTATATTTTGCCAAGACGGTGGATCGCCTCAGTATCGTTACGCAACAATTACATCGTATAAGTCCAATCGTGATAGAGGTGACGAGGACGAATATGCCGATTATATTCGTCAATTGAATGACCTTAAAGAAGCCTTTGGCTTCATGGGAATTGTGTGCATTAGGAAAATAGGATCGGAAGGGGATGATATCGTGTTTCATTCTAGCAGATTATTACAAGGCAAGAATTTGGTTGTGTCTGGAGATAAGGATTTATTGCAAACTGTTGACGAAAATACGGACGTATTAGTTCCAATCAAGGATTTGATAGTCAATGTCAATAATTTCGAAGAGATTGCTGGTATAGCACGCAGTAGTTATGTTGATTGGCGAGCCTTGCAGGGAGATTCATCCGATAATGTGGCAGGTGTACCAGGCATAGGTCCTGTTAATGCAACCAAACTTATTAGTCAGTATAAAGACATCAGTGGAGTATGGAATGCTGCTACAGGACACAATCCTGTCAAAGCTAACAATCTTCAAGGAAAATTGCAGGAATCTATTGTAGAGTTTGGTTGGGAACGTTTAGTTAAGAATATTTATGTAACTGTTTTGGCTTTTGACAGAACAGGTGCTCGTCAGGCCATAATGACTGAAATTGCTAATTATAGACCGGCAAGCAAACAGGCAACCAAGAAATGGCTGCTTGCCAATGCCTTTGTATCCTTGCTTGAACTGCCAACTATGCTTACCACGCTTGTTGCACCACAAATTAAGGTAGATATATTTAGGGCACCGACTATTTGTGGGCGTAGGAGTCCATTATGAGTGACAATATGAAGGTAACGTTTTCTATAGAAGATATTGAACTTCATAGGGAACATGCTGCCATGGCAGCAATGGTTGATACGGATACATTTCGAGCTGCCTTGGACGAAATTGAACGTTTAAGAACGCTAATTAGCCATGCACACACCGAATTGAAGATTGCAGTACTAAATAATCATGCCCATTATTGTGATGATATTGTCATAGAATTGGGCAGGTCATGAAACGCTTCATAGGTATAGATCCAGGACTTTCAGGCGGTATAGCAATCATACACAATGACGATGTCAAAGTTTATCCAATGCCTATGGCTGGCAAAGACTTGGATCTGACTGCATTGGCACGAATACTTAACTGTGGCTGGCCGACTCATATGAATATGGAACTGATAGTTGCAGTCGTCGAGAACGTTCATGCCATGCCAGGACAGGGAGTTACGTCCATGTTCAAGTTTGGCTTCGTAACCGGAGCAGTCCATGGCGTGCTTGCCACACTTGGCATTCCAAGATATCTTGTCTCTCCTCAACTGTGGAAAAAGAAAATCCTTGCTGGCACTGCTAAAGACAAGGCTGCAGCATCAGATTGGTGTTCACGTACCTATCCAAACGTGTCCTTACTTGAGACTCCTCGCTGTCATAAGCCTCACAGCGGCATTAGTGATGCCTTGTGTATGGCACATTATTGTATGGTTACTTATGGATAAAATCAAACGTCCGGCCATATATTACTATGGAGCAAAGTTTAGATGTGCTGAACGCATAATCGAACATTTTCCAATGCACAACATTTATGTAGAGCCATTTGGCGGCAGTGCCGCCTTATTATTGCGTAAAACTCCTGCTAAATGTGATGTGTACAACGATTTATATAGCGAAGTATATGACTTCTTCCAGTGTCTAAGAAAATATCCAAGAACATTGATACGCCAGCTTATGCTATCTCCGCACAGTAGAGAAGAATTTGAAGCATGTTTAGTCACAAACGAGTCTGATGATTTGACAGAACGTTGTAGAAAGTTTTACGTGAAGTCGTGGCAATCACTAAAATGTGGTGGGCGATTTACCAAAAATTCTGATTGGAGATATTTCAGAAAATCGTCCAATACTAGGCTGAATGCTGATTGTGATAATCTGTGGCAAATTGCCTTAAGATTAAAGCAAGTTACATTGGAACATGTAGATGCAATCGATTGTATAAAACGGTATGATACAATCGATACACTATTTTACATAGATCCTCCTTATGCAGAACAATGTGGAGCATCATACATAACCAATATAGACATGACATATCATACAGAATTGTCAAAACTGTTGCATACAGTACGAGGCTTGGTCATAGTGTCTGCTGTAGGAGGAACATACGACAAGTTATATAAAGATTGGTTATGCAAACCGATCAGCATTAAAACAATGTCAACTCAAAGTAAGCCTGAACTTCTGTACATGAATTTCGAGTTAAAATGATATTTGAATGTGCTGAAGTCACTGAACTCGTCATAGCATGGCAAAGGACAAAGGATCCTGCCTTGATGGCTTCGATACTAGAGAAGTCTGGCAGTCTGATAGAAGTCATCATCAGTTCACACGACTCGACTCTAAGGGACGACCTTTATCAAGAATGTGCTTCCAGGCTTCAATATGCTTGCAGTCGCTACAATGTTCACAAGGGAAATCTCCATACATATTTTACAACAGTCATACGTCATGAATGTTCGAGATTTCTTGGTAAGCAAAGTAAGGATTATCTGACAGAGGATCTAGAAATCGAAACAGACGATTATGCCGAAGATATAGAAAATGAAGATGCAGATGATAAATTAAATGAATTGCGTTGCCATACCAGGCAACGTTTTCCAAGCATTTATGCTGAAGATTGTGATTTATTTACCACGCTTATTTATAAGGCATTATCCAACAATGATAGCTATACCAGTATCGTGCATGAATTGGCTAAGCATACTTCACGACACATAGCTTTAGTGTTCTTCAATAGCACGATGGCTTATCTAAGATCACAAAATCTTGAGTGTGCCAATGTTTGTGTTAGCAAAGATGGCGAACTGACATTGGCTCCAGACTTGCATTCGGTGATTG